AAAAAAAAACCAATGCCGGAAGATTTTTTCAGCAAAGGCGGCAAGGCCGGAAAAGGACGCAAGCAGACCCCCCAACAAATTGCCAAGCGTGTTGCCGCTCGTCGCGCCACGCTGGCGGCACAAGGTAGGACTGTCTAATGCCACGCTTCCTCAACACCGAAGGCAATGCAGTAATTGCAATTTTCATTTGCGACAGATGCAAAATGAAAAGACCGATTGTCGAGCAGATGCCTGATCCCAATTTTCCTGGCCTGCGTGTATGCCAGCAAAACTGTGCGGATGAGAAAGATCCGTACCGTTTGCCTGCACGCAAGACAGAGCGTATTAATTTAAGATTTCCTAGGCCGGATGTTGACGTTGCAGTACAGCCTGATGCGATAATTACAACTGGAAACAACCAGTTAGATTTGTCACCAGAACAAAATACTCAGACACCTCACAACAACGGAAATCTAGATACTTTGAGTCCATCACCAGGGCAATAAATGGCAAATATAACCATCACCCAACTCCCACAAGCAGGTGCCATAACTGGATCTGAACTTGTACCTATTGTTCAAAACGGCGTAACAGTTCAGACGACGACCGGTAATATTGCAACTCAACCGACGCAAACACAAACGTTTTTGACTGTTGGTCAGCAAAACTCCCTTGCTAATTCACGTTACTTAGCAACTGGTTCTGGATTGTCTTTGACTGACAACGGAGCCCAGGGAACGCTTCAGATCAATCTGACAGGTGCCGCGCAAAGCTTAGACACGTCTAGCACAGGCATTCAGGTCAAGACAGACATTAACACGCTTGCATCGATTTCAATCGCTACAGGCACTGGTTTAAGCGTTAGTAATGCAAACGGTGTATCTGGTAATCCTACGATTAGCCTTGGATCTTTCTTAGCTAACTTCCAATCTTTATCTGCTTCAACTGGATTAGTAGGCGTAACTGGTGGATCAATTAATGTGTTGTCTATTGCAGGCACATCCAACCAGACTACGGTAACAAATGCAGATGGATCAACTGGTAATCCAACGATTGCGTTGGCGTCTAACCCAGTTATTCCTGGTACAGCGGCCATAACAGTTCCAAAAGGAACAACCGCACAGCGTTCAGGATCTAACGGAGCTTTCCGATACAACACTGATTTAGCGGTGTTTGAGGGCTATGCAAACGGCGCATGGGGCTCTATTTCGGTAGGTGGTGGTGTTACATCGATAGCAACTGGAACTGGCCTGACAGGCGGTCCTATCACTTCTACAGGAACAATTTCATTAGCAAATACAGCGGTATCTGCTGGTAGTTATACAAACGCCAACATTACTGTTAATGCTCAAGGACAGATTACTTCGGCCTCTAACGGATCTTCAGGAACCGTAACGTCAATTGGTATGGTTGTGCCGTCATTCTTGTCGGTCAGCCCATCATCAATCACAAGTTCTGGCACGTTTACGCTGAGCCTATCTGGTACGGCTTTACCAATTACAAGCGGCGGTACAGGGGCTACAACGGCCAGTACAGCGTTTAATAACCTATCACCTCTAACAACTGCTGGAGATCTGCTGTACGGTGGAGCAAGCGGTGCAGGCACAAGACTGGGTATTGGTGGAGCTGGATATATCTTAACTTCGTCTGGCTCAGCACCCCAGTGGACACAGAATTTAGGCGTATCAAGCGGTGGTACGGGGCTTACAACGCTTGCAACAGGTGCTTTGGTATACGGCGCCGCAACAAGTGCTTTTGTACCGTTACCGATTGGTAGTGCTGGACAAGTCTTAACAGTTAATCCAGGAGGCACAGCTCCTCAGTGGTCTACGTTATCTAGTTCTGCTGTAACGACAATCAGCTTCGGAACGACTGGTCTTACACCTTCTAGCGCTACATCTGGCGCGATTACGGTAGCAGGAACATTGGCCGTATCAAATGGCGGTACAGGACTGACTACATTAACCGCAGGATATATTCCTTACGGCAACGGAACCGGTGCATATGCCTCAAGTTCTGGATTTACTTTTAGCGGTACAGTTTTAACAACACCCGTATTAAGCGTTACATCAACTACAAATTCAACACCAAATTTAACATTTAACGCAAGTAATTCAGGATTTACTTCTGGTGCAAACGTAGCAAATAGCTACCTACAGACGGTTATCCAGAACAAATCAAATACTTCTAATGCTTCAACAAACTACGTCCTGAGTAACGATTTAGGTACGGATTCAAGCTATTACGGTGAGTTTGGTATGAACTCATCTGGCTACACCGCTAGTGGTACTTTTGCTGATTTTTACTCAATTAATAACGGTATTTATTTCTCTGGTCACGATGGCGACATTACAGTTGGATCTGGTAATGGATACAAGTTGTATTTTGCATGGGGATCAACAGGAGCTTCTGCCCACGTTATTAACGCATCTGGTGCGATTGGATTATCAACAAATCTAGGCACAAGCGCGGCAACAACGGGAACAAGTGGATTTGGAACATCTGGTCAAGTATTAACTTCTGCTGGTTCATCTGCTCCTCCAACATGGACATCATTGTCCAGTAGCGCGGTAACATCCATTAGTTTTGGTACAACGGGTCTTACGCCGTCCACAGGAACAACAGGAGCTGTTACAGTTGCTGGAACACTGGCAGTAGCCAACGGAGGTACAGGAGCAACTACAATCTCTGGGGCACAGACAAATCTTCAAGTCGATCCTGCGGGAACTGCGGTTGCGATGTCCATAGCGCTTGGATGAATAAAAAGGAATGAATAATGGCTAATCTGTTTACACGGTACGTCTCAAAGTCAGTAGGAACTACTCCCGTAGTTTTAGTTACTGCCGCATCTGCAACGCAGACCACAGCGATTGGACTGACATTGGCTAACACCACATCTAGCCCGATTACAGCAAGCGTATACATCACGGCTTCAGCTACCAACTATTACCTGGTCAATAGTGCGACTATCCCAGTAGGTGGATCTTTGGCGCTGTTTGGTGGGGATGGTAAAGTGGTTCTCAACACTGGCGATGCTTTCACCGTTGTCTCTGGAACTGCAAGTTCTATGGATGCTGTTTTATCCGTTTTACAGATAACCTAATATGTACATTGGCAACACCGTCATAACCCAAGGGTTTACACCGCAGGTAGATTTCTTCAGCGGTAATGCAAGTACGACTGCGTTTACGCTGTCTCGCCCAGTTGCGTCCACATACCAGATGATTGTTAATGTAGCTAATGTAGATCAGAATCCTGGATCAGCGTACACAGTATCTGGTAACACAATTACGTTTGCCTCTGCGCCCCCAAGCGGAACAAATAACATCTGGGTTGAGTACACAAGCTTAATAACTCAGGTTATTCAGCCTTCAGCGGGTACGGTTGGAACATTACAACTACAAAGCAATTTAACGCTTAGTGGAACAACAACAACCAATACGATAACAAGTGCCGCATCTACTAACTTATTACTTCAAACTAATAACGGTACTACTGCGGTAACTATTGATACAGCCCAAAACGTAGGTGTAGGAGTTACACCTAGTTTATCTAGTACAAAAACCATTGAATTGCCAAATGGGTTTTCTTTAACAAAAGGAGACATAACTTATGGTGGGTATTTGGCGGGGAATTGTTATTGGAATGGTTCTAATTGGATATATATAACATCGCATTATGCAACAACTTATAGCCAAGCTGAAGGCAATGGTTCTCATAGTTGGCAAATAGCGCCATCTGGAACAGCGGGTACTTCAATAACATTTACCCAAGCAATGACACTAGATAATAGTGGTAATTTGTTTGTTGGTTCAACAAGCGATCCTGCAAGTGGAAAATTTGCAATAAGGGCGGCTAATAATATTAATTTATCTATGGGCGCATCTACTGGTTCTATATCAGGAGCTTTGTGTTTTAATTTTATTAATAATACAAATGGCGCAAACGTACCATTTGAAATCAGATGTTTGCCAGGTAATTTTTATATAACCAACGGATTAAATTCTGGTTCTGGTTCAACAATGGTTTTTAATACCTCAACAGGATTAGTCTCATACAGTACATCTTCACTTAGGTATAAAGAAAATGTACAAGATATTAAATACGGTTTAGCTGATGTATTAAAAATGAGAGCTGTTAATTTTGATCATATCTCCGACAAGGTTGCTGATATTGGTGTAATTGCAGAAGAAATGATAAACGTAATTCCTGAAGTAGTTGGTAAAAATAAAGATGGATTAGCTGATTATGTTAACTACGATAAACTAACTGCAGTTTTAATTAAATCAATTCAAGAACTATCCGCAAAAGTAACCGCTCTAGAAGCAAAGGTAGCATAATGAACGAAATCAAACTCTCAGCACAGGTATTCAACGGACTCATGCAGTATCTAGATAACCAACCTCACAGGGAAGTTAGACAACTCATAGATGCTATTACTAGAGAAGTGCAAGAACAACAAAAAGAGGTAGAAGATGCCACTAAGCACGATTGATTCATATGGTTTAACACAAACCAATTGGACTACTGCGGGTAGACCTAGCTCTCCTTTTGTTGGGCAAATTGGGTATAACACCACTTATGGTGGAATGGAAGTTTACAACGGTAGTGCTTGGGATACTATTACTGGTGGTCCTGCTTTTCAAACGTCAATAAGTTCAGGAACAACTCAAAGTGTTTCAGCTACTACATTTACAAAAATACAATTTAACACAGTAGCTTTTGATACCAACTCAAACTTTAATGCGTCAACTTATAGATTTACTCCTACCATTCCAGGGTATTATCAACTAAATGTTTTTTGTGGCGTTTCTACTCCTTGTAGAGTTATTACTGCTTTAATTCAAAATGGATCTACTTACTATTATGGTATGGATTCTGGAAGTGCAAACGTAGGTTCTTCAATGAACAGTATGGTTATGAAGTTTAATGGTTCTACTGATTATGTTGAAGCATTTATTTATCTTTCAACAGGTCAAAACCTTGCTAACGGTGTAACTGCCACAGGGTTTAATGGCTCATTTATTCGGAGTATATGATGGCTTTAATTGATCAAATAATGACAATTTACCCAACACTTACTGAAGTAGACTTTGACCCAATCAAGGGAACAATTCATTTGCAAAACGATAGTGATGGTAAAGGTGATTACATAAAGTCATGGACAAACAGTAATCCACAACCAACTGAAGAACAACTTCAGGCAACGGGGAAATAAATGTACATTGGAAATCCTTTAATCCAGTCAGCATTTCTAGTTGATACGTTCAGCGGGAATAACTCGACTACAGTATTTACCATGTCTGTTGCCCCCGCCAATACTGCCTCGGTACTGGTGGCGGTTAGTGGCGTACTTCAGTCTCCTGATACATATTCTGTAGTTGGCACAACCCTTACATTCACCCAAGCACCCCCAACGGGTACGGGTAATATCTCTGCAAGGTACCTAGGTATCCCTGCATCTGGAGTAACAACAACTGCATACAGAACAGTAACAACCTTTACTGCAACTGCATCACAGACAACCTTTACGCCTCCTAGTTATACAGTTGGGTTTATTAACGTATACAGAAACGGTGTACTGCTAACCCCTACATCTGACTACACGGCATCTAACGGAACAACGGTAGTACTGGCAAGTGGAGCGGCATCTGGAGATACGGTAATAGTCGAGAGCTTCCTGGTTAGCTCTGTGCTTAATGCTATACCGAATACTGCGGGTAGTGTAAGCGGTTCTAATCTGGTTCAAAGTCAAATATTAACTGCGGTACAACAGCCTACTGGTAGTGTAATTCAAGTTGTTGGATCAACATTATCTGGAAATCAATCAACAACCTCAACATCTTTTGTAACAACAAACTTATCTGCAAGCATTACCCCGCAATTTTCAACAAGCAAAATACTTGTAATTGTAAATAGTGTTTCTGGTGCATCTACTGGGCAGTCAAGTTTTTACACAATTTACAGAGGTAGTACAAATTTAGGTGGTAGCAATGGTTTGGTTATTGATGGTTTAGGATCACAAGTTGACATGCCATTAAGTATGTCTTATTTAGATAGTCCATCATCTACATCTTCATTAACATATACAGCTCAATTCAGAATCGGGTCTTCTGGTACTGCTTTTTTTGGAGAAGGTAATTTGACTTCTTGTATGACACTTATGGAGATCAGATAATGACAAACGCAGTATCAGTAGCCCAGTACGGCTCTTCAAACCCAACAATGCGTAACCGTATTATTAACGGTGCGATGGTTATAAATCAGCGTGGTTTTAGTGGGACTGCGGTTGATGCAACATACAGCTTAGATAGATGGGCTTTAACATCTACACAAGCAAGCAAATATACTGTATCGCAATCATCTACCGCACCAACAGGGTTTACAAATAGTATATTAGCCACATCTTCATCTGCATATTCTGTATCTTCATCAGATTATTTTTCTATAAATCAATTTATTGAAGGTTTTAATACCGCAGACTTAGGGTGGGGAACTGCTACTGCTAAAGCAGTAACGCTATCGTTTTGGGTTCAGTCCTCATTAACAGGCACATTTGGGGGTGCTATTGTTAATAGCGGAACTTCCTATTCATATCCGTTTAGCTATTCAATTCCAGTAGCAAATACTTGGACTCAAATAAGCATTACTATTGCAGGACCTACTTCGGGTACTTGGGTTGGGGCTACCAATGGTGTTGGTATGCGTATTTATTTCTCATTAGGCGCAGGAACTTCTCAAAGCGGATCCGCAGGTTCATGGGCTAGTGCTTTTTATACGTCAGCCACAGGAGCAGTTAGCGTAGTTGGCACATCTGGGGCTACCTTTTATTTCACAGGAGTACAACTAGAAGCAGGAAGTACAGCTACTCCATTTGAATATAGACAGTACACAAATGAATTGCAACTATGTCAAAGGTATTATTGGAAGATATATTCTGGAACATACAACTACCAAGTTTTTACAATCCTGACTTTTGAAGCAACGGCTATTGCGTGGGGTCCAGTCAATTTAAAAGTGACAATGCGAACTATTCCTTCTGCAACTAAAAACGGCAATTGGCGTGTAAGTTATGGAACTGCAGGTACATTTCAAGTTGATAATAATCAGTCTGGACCGGATCTAATTCAAATAGGTTGGACTGGCGGTTCTGGTGGTACTCCAGGGTATTCATCATACTGGACAGCAAGTTCAGATCCTACAGCATATCTTGCAATGAGTGCGGAGCTTTAAAATGTATAAACTATATTTTCCTTTATCTACAGGTCCTGCAACTGCGGTTTCGAGAGCAAACGCTGACGGCTCAGAAACATCAGTCCCATACGTTACAGACAACACCGACTACCAACGCTTCAAAGCAGACCTAGCCAATGGCGTAGCACTAAGTGATGCTGAAGGCAACCCTATGACGGCAGATCAGATTAAAACCTTTCTTGAAGGATTAGCATGAGCTTGACACAAGTCCCAAGTGGGATGCTCCAAACGACAGCGCAGTACTATGGCTTTAAGAACCGTGTAATGAACGGTCAGATGCAAATTGATCAAAGATATTCTGGCGCAGTTCAAAGTCCCGCTCCTTCTGGTTATTCTGCCGATAGATGGGCTTTGTATAAGTCAGGCTCAGGAACTTGGTCGTATCAGTTGTCAAGTACTGCCCCCGCAGGATTTAGTTCAAGTATGTTGCTAACAGTAACAGCTACAGAAACTCCTTCCTCTGGTGATTATTTTATTATTCAACAACCGATAGAAGGTTTTACCACATCTGATTTTAATTGGGGTACTGCTAATGCACAAACGGTAACAGTATCGGCATGGGTTTATTCAAGTGTGACTGGGACATTTAGTGGAGCAATAAGAAATAGTGCAACAACACTAAGCTATGCTTTTTCTTACTCAATACCTGTAGCCAATACATGGACGCAGATTAGCGCAACGATTCCTGGTCCAACAACTGGAACATGGGTAGGAGGAACAAACGGAGTTGGTTTATATCTTGATTTTTGCTTGAGTGCGGGTTCTTCTAATCTAACTGCGGCAGGTTCTTGGACATCAGGAAGTTACATTGGAGCAACTGGACAGACTGCTTGGATTTCAACAAGCGGAGCTACTTTTTATGTAACTGGTGTGCAATTAGAAAAAGGAACGCAAGCAACATCTTTTGATTACCGCCCCATTACTACTGAACTAACTTTGTGTCAAAGATATTATTGGCAAATTATGGTGCTAGGCGGAACGGGCGGAAATTATGCAGGAGTTGCGGCAGGACATTATTTTGCAAGTGCAAATGCTCAGTTATATTTAAAATATCCAGTTACTATGAGATCTGCGCCAACTTTTGTTGGAAATACTTTGTTGCTTGCAAGTGGTTCTGCATCTACTAGCGTAGGATCACCAAATCTTACTTATACAGGTACAGATTCAGCAATGATTCAATATAATTCTTTAACAGCAAGTACTGTTGGTTATGCCGCAATTCTTTATATTAACAATACTACTAGCGGTTATTTAGCGGCATCCTCGGAGTTATAAAATGTATCAATTGCAATCAACAACTGAAATGTTTCCCAAAATTTTATCTGTTACAAGAAGTACAGATACTGCTTGCATCCCATTTGCACCAGACAATACAGACTATGCAAACTTCAAAAAAGACATTCAAAACGGTGTCCAATTAAACGATGCTGAAGGTAATCCTATTACTGGATCAGCACTAACAACATTTATGGAGACATTACCATGAGCCAATCCGGATACACTCCTTTGCTGATATACGGAAGTGGTACGTCAACAAATACTCCAATCGCGGCCAATTTGACTAGCTCATCCTCTGGCTGTGAGTTAGCAATTAACTATGCCGATGGTAAATTGTTCTACAAGGATAACTCAGGTACGGTTCAAGTCTTGGCTACTAAGTCAGCAACAAGCGGTACATTCAGTCAAATTACCTCAACCGTATCCACAGGAACGCCTCCTTTTGTTGTCTCAAGCACAACCCAAGTGGCCAACCTAAACGCCGCAACCGCGGGTACTGCAATAAGCGCAACAACCGCAACAAGTGCCACAAAAATATCTAATTCAGGAGGCTGGACGGTACAAACCGGCGGTACAGCCACAGTCCTAGAATTTAGCTATAACGGTACTGTAGTGGCCTCTTTAGACTCTAGCGGTAATTTCATAGCCCTTGCTAACGTAACTGCATCAGGTACACCAGCATGACGCTACCCAGTTCTGGCGCAATATCCCTCTCAGCCGTAAATACTGAGTTTGGTGGTTCTACGCCTATTGGACTTAAGACTTATTACCGAGGCGGTGGATACGTACCCAACACGTCCAATAACAGCGGTGTAGCTACCTCTGGTGCCATCAATATGAATAGCTTTCATAGTGCCTCAGCCTTCTTAGGATTTACTACACCAACCTCTTTATACGCTAACGGTGTTACTTACGGCGTAGATTGCAGTTCTGGCGGGGTATATTGCGTCGTAGGCGGTTACTATACCAGTGGACCCACAAACAACAATGCGGCCTTTTGGTTATCGTCAAATGGTACAACCTGGGGTGCGCCAACTACATTACTGAACTCAAGTACCAAAATACCGTTCTTATCATCTGTAGCATGGAATCAAACCCTGGGAGTATTTATTGCTGTAGGGCAAGACGGTAATAACAACGGCGTTATTTACACGATAACAACCGGCGGAACGGCTACTTTACAGGCCACAATATCTAACTTCTTTATTAGTTGTGTGGCTGTAAATTCTTCAGGTCTTACAGTTGTTGCGGGACAGTACTCTTCGCTGATTGCGACGGTTTACTCTTCTAATGGAACTACCTGGACTTCTCCAGTAACCATAAGCGGTACAGGTAGTAGCCCGACACTATATGCATTAACTGTAAATCCAGCAGGATATTGGTCAGGCGTAGGTGCGTACTTTAACATTGGCCCAAGCGCTCAGACGCCGATTTTTATATCGTCTTCAAACGGTACGAGCTTTACTGGCGGATCAATGGGCGTACCACCTGCAACATCTGGCGTTATTATGGCTGGAGTAGTTTGGAACGCTAAATTAAATCAGTTTGTAGCGATTGGTTCGTATGGACCTTCTTACTATTCATTATCAAATTCAACTGGATCTACTTGGGCTGTTCCGTCTTTGGCCAGTGGTACATACGGCGTAAATCTAGGCGGTAAAGGATCTAGTTGTCTTGCTATTAATGCCGCAGGATTAATGATTTCAGCGGCACAAAATGGAAGCGCTGACCAGGGTTATTTTAAGTCTACAAATGGCACAACATGGACTTATACTTTGTTAGTCACAAGCCAAGTTAATTCTTTCTTAGCAATTGCGTGCAGTGCTAATACATCTCAACGGTATATTGCTGTTGGCGCAAACAATATCAATTTTTCTGTTTCGACATAATAAAATGGGTCAATCCGCTACCCAATCTTAGCGGAAAGGAGAAAAAAATGGAAAAACTGCAAATTTCTACAAATCTAATAAACGGACTTTTGTCTTACTTGGGAAGCCGTCCTTACCAAGAAGTATTTCAATTGATCGAAGGAATTCAAACTGAAGCCAGAAATCAGCCAGAAAACGCGATTCAATCGCCCCCCACAGAAACTCTAGCGAGCTAATCATGGACGGCGTGCACGAATTAGCCACAGAAACCGACAAGAAGCTTGCAGTCCATGAGGCTGTTTGTGCACAGCGGTACACCGCGATTCAATCGCGTTTTGATGATGGTTCCAAAAGAATGAAGCGAATTGAGACTATGCTTTATATTCTCATGGCCTGCGTTCTTTTGGGTCCTGGAGTTGCCGCCCAGCTCCTGCACAAGTTTATAGGTTTCTAACATTGAGTTCTTGCTTTTATTCCAAGCCGCAAATGCCGCCTTCACGGGGGTTAAAGAGTTGTGCGCGATGTACAACGAAGGCAAGGCGCTTGTAAAAGATGTCAACAAGACTATCGGAGAAGTTAAACAGATTGCAAAAGAGGTTAAGGGAATATGGGGATGGATTGGAAAGCTATTTGCGCAACCAACTCCAGATCAGGGAAATCAGAAAGTCGAAGCGCCTAAGAAAAAAGAAAAAGTAAAGTTTGACGAGAAGGCAATATACGCAGAGATTGGTGATCAACTGGTAATATTCTTTAAAAATTTCAGAGATTGTGCAGAGGCGATAAGGGTAGAAGAAGAGAAGATTGAGAAGATTTTTGACCCAGATGGGGACACGTATGAGAGGTCTATCCGCTTGGTAATAGCTAAAACACAGCTAGAGCAGATGGGGCAGGATTTGACGGATTACATGATCTATCATGTGCCGCCGGAGTTAAAGGATTTATATTCCCGCGTCAATCAGATGATTGGAACGGTCAAAGTTAAACAAGAGTTAGCCAGGAAAGCGGAAGTCAGAAAGAGGGCGCAACGAGAAGCGGAGGCAAGGGAAGCGGCGGATAGGGCTTGGTTTTTGAGTGCTTGCACAGTAATGGTAATCTTTGTAGCAATATATTTGGCAGGACTGATGTGGGCAATAAATCGAGTGACACATGGGGGTATGTAATTACCATCATCATCCTAGCGCTTCTTATTGTCCTGGTGTTGCCGATTCTTGGGTTTTTGTACATGGATATACATCAAGAAAGAATTTTGATTGCTAATGATTTAAAGAGAATAGAGAAGTTAAAGAAAGAACTTGAGCGTCAAAAAGAAAAGAGGGAAGAATGAGAGTATGCGCTTTATTGATTTTATTGTTAGCGGGGTGCGGAGATCAGTATAGATACTTTTGTCAGAACCCTGATAACTTTAGTGCCGCACAGTGCCAAAAACCGCGTTGTGAGTTTGATCAGACATGCCCAGAATATTTAATTTCACCCGTCTTGGAGAAGAAAATTGAAGGAACTATTGTTAGCCCTCCTGTCCAACAAGCAGGACCAGCCTCGACTAACTGCCGATGAGATAGACGTCCGAGTACGGGCGTTTGTCGTTATCATGGTGACGCTTATATTTGCGTTCATCACCTTTGCGCTTCTCTATTCAGTTACTTTTGTAACCCAGCCGATCAAGCAAATGGCGCCAATTGACCAGGCGTACACCAAGATGCTTAATGACATCGTTCTGCTGATTGTGGGCGGTATAGGCGGTATTTTGACTAAGGGGCTGACTAACGAGGCCACAGCCATGATGAACAACATCAAGGCGGGTAAGGATGCTTACGTGGCACCTCCACCCCCACCTATTCAAAATATCACTGTAGCGCCTGCTAATTGGACGCCTCCACCTCCACCGATGAGTCCGCCTACACTAGAGGCTGACCACGAGCGTGAGCGCATGGCGCAGGCGAGGGCTGGAAATGTTTAATCCGTGGTTAATTATTGGTGTTATTTCAACTTTTATAGGAGTGTACTTTTATGGACATCATGCAGGCTATCAACAACGTGTGGACGAAGATCAAGCAGAAATTATCCGACTTAATGGCGAAGCTCGCGCCAAAGAAGCCGAGTTAAACCAGAAGATCGCGATTGCGACAACAGCTTTAAGGAAGGCCAAAGATGATATTAAAACCAAGCAGTCTAGTATTGATGCTCGTGTTGACTCTGGCGAGTTGCGCCTCCCGACCAGTTGTGCCGTACAAGCCAATCCAAGTGCCCCCGCTGGAGATGGAAACAAGGGAAGCGAATCTGACAGACAGGCTATTAAAGATATTGTCGCCATCACCTCAGACGGGGACTCAGCCATCAAAGACCTCAACGCTTGTATCGCCCAGTACAACAGCGTCAGGGAAATAGTTAACAAGGGGGTCAAATGATCAGTGCAGAGAAACTTCATGCCCTGCAGATTGGGCCAGAATGGGTAGAGCCACTCAATGCTACCATCCAAAAGTTCAGCATTTTTACCGTCAAAGAGCAGGCCGCCTTTATCGGACAGCTTTCACACGAGTGCAACCACTTCCGTACATTGGAAGAGAATCTCAACTATAGAGCTGAAACCCTTCAAACCCTGTTCCATACTCACTTTAAGCCAGAAGAGTATGCCCTTTTTGCCCATCAACCTCAAAAGATTGCCAACAGAATTTACGCCAATCGAGGAGGAAACAGGAATGAAGCAAGTGGGGACGGGT